CCGGTTCGCATAGCTGGCCCACGCCGCCCGCCACTTCTCGGCGTTCTCCCGATTATTCCAATCGGTGGTATCCTCACGATGATTTTTCCAGCCGCCTTTGCCGTCCGGGATACGGTTGCCCTGGCTGTCCAAATCGTAAACCTTCCGACACTTCGGCCCCCACTTTCCATCAGGACGGAGGGGGCGGATCGTCAGCAGAATGTGAGCGTGGGGATTGCCCGTCCCTTTGTCGTGGATGGCAAAGTCGGCGCACATCCCAGCGTCAACAAAATTGTCTTTGACAAAAGCCCGGACAAGGGCCAACTGCTGTGCGGGGGACAGCTCCACAGGAAGGGCAACTTCGATCTCGCGGGCAAGCTGGGCATCGCTGGATTTCTCAATCTGCTCCACGGAGTTCCAGAGGGTGGAGCGGTCTTGAAATTCCGGCGGGGCGTGGGAGGGCAGCATGATCTCCGTGTGAACAATACCGCCTTTGTGGGTGTAGTCGTGGGTCATGCCGTCCCACTCGTTTGTCAGCCGTTCGCCGCTCCGGTAAGCGGCAGCAGCTACAGCAGACTGGCAGACAAATTTTAGTTCTGAAATGGACGCAATAGAACAAAAAATGCATGAAACAGTAGAAAATATGAATATAGCTGATGGTGCGAAAGCGTCTGCTGATGAAACAATCAATGCCTATATCAATGGCATCAAAAATGGAGAAGGCGGTGCAGTTGCAGCAGCACAATCTGTAGCAAATGCAGTAGCAGCAACATTGGCAAGTGTAACACCAAGTATCAATATTGGTGTTAATACAAGTGGCACTGTTCCGGGACATGCAAATGGTACAACAAATGCAGAAAGCGTATTTATAGCAGGTGAAAAAGGACCAGAATTGATAGCAAGAAAAGCAGCGACATATGCTAGTGGAACAACAAACAGTACAGATTATTTTATAGCAGGCGAAAATGGTCCAGAACTTATTATTGGACAGCAAGGTAGTACTGTATTTCCTACGAGTGAAACGGACAAGTTAATCAATGCTTTAAATTGTGAACCGAAACCATTACAAGTATTTTCTAATAGTAATCAAAATACAGAAAATCAATTTGTAAAAACTCCTATAGAACAACAAAAACATATTGTACTAGAAATAGCAGGAAAAGGAAATATTGAAGTTGGTGGGAACAAAGGTGTTAGTAAAGAAACAGTGATTGAAATACTTTATGAATATATCAAGCCAGCTTTAATGAATATCATACAAAATGAAATTTATGAGGAAGGAGAACTATCATATGATTATTAAATATGAAATGTGGTTAACATACAATGCAGAAAAAGAAAAAATACAACTACCTGTATTGCCTTCCTCTTTTGAAATAAAAAATGGAAGTAAAAATGACAGTATTGATATTGTAAGTTTAGGAGAAATCACAATTATGCAAAGTCGTGCTGCTTTACAATTTCGTTTTTCTAGCTTTTTTCCAGCAACAAAATTTCCAGGAATACAAGTCAGCAATATTACAAAACCGCTTACATTGATACAAAAAATCAATGAATGGAAGGCAAGCAAAACACCCATTCATTTTATTGTAACAGCTTGTGGAGTAGATATTTATGTAACAATAGAAGATTTTAGTTATTCAGAAGAAGGCGGTGATGTTGGTACTTATCAGTATAGTATAACACTAAAAGAATATAGAGAAATCACAATACGGCAAGTAAATGTAGATATACTAAATAAAAATGCTCAAGTAGAAAAAGGAAAAAGAAGAATAGATAATACTGTAAAGCCTAAAACATATACTGTGAAAAGCGGAGACTGTTTATGGAATATTGCAAAAAAATATTATAATAATGGTTCAGAATACAAAAAAATATATGAAGCAAATAAAGAATCGATTGGTGGGAATCCTAATTTGATTTATGCTGGACAGGTTTTGACTTTACCATAATGGTGTTGTAGCAGCAATGCATTTGATACTTATAAAAAATAAACAATATTATGATATAACAGAACTGGTGGAACAGATACAATGGAAAGGCAGAAAAGGTTCTTCCTGTAGAACATTAAATGTAACACTGATTGATGATGACGGATACCAACACGCTAGAAGTAATATTGATGTGGAACAGGGACATCAATGTTTGTTTTATTATAATGATATAGAACTTTTTAGAGGCATTATTATGACACAAGTACAAAATAACAATAAGAAAATGACATTTACTGCTTATGACAATGGTATCTATCTAGCAAATAATAAGGATACTTTTACTTATGAAAATAAAACAGCAAGTGATATATTTCGAGATTGTTGCAATCGCTTTCATATTCCTATGGGAGAAGTATCAGAATGTACTTATAAAATACCAGAATTAACAAAAAGCAAAACAACTGCATTTGACACCATTGCGGACGCTTTAAGTCTTGATTTTGATGCAACAGGCATTAGACATTATGTCATTAGCAAAAATGGAAAACTGAATTTAATTACAATACGTGAAAATATATTACAATGGGTTATTGAAACAGGACAAAATATGAAAAGCTATTCTTATACAAAAAGTATAGAGGATATAAAAACACGTGTCAAAATGGTATCAAAAGAAGGTACAAGCATTGCGGAAAAAAGTAATACAGAATTAGAAAGTAAAATAGGCATTTTTCAGGAAATCGACAAACCAGATGAAAGCCTAACAACAGCACAGATAAATGACAAAATAAGTAGCCTGTTTCATGAAAAAAGTACACCAGAAAAAACACTAACAATAGAAGCATTAGGCATACCAGAAGTCACTTCTGGTATAGGAGTGTATATTATTATTCCAGAATTAGAATTGTATCGTACATTTTATGTTGATGAAGATAGCCATACATTTCAAGATAATATGCATACCATGTCATTAAAGTTAAATTATGCAAATGATGTTTCAAAAGAAAAAAATAATGAAAATGACAATAATTATAATATAGGAGATATTGTACTATTTCAAGGTGGTTATCATTATGCCAGTAGTACAGCAGAAAAGCCAGTTGGTACAAAATGTGCAGAAGGAAAGGCAAAAATTACATTGATTGCAAATGGCGCAAAACATCCATATCATTTAATTCATATAGATAATGCTACAAAAGTATATGGTTGGGTAGACGAGGGCAGTTTTCAAAAAATGTAAAATACTAGAATAATTAGCTAAAAATGCAAAAAAATACAAAATATATCGGTAAAAAAATACAAGAAAATACACAAAATATTAGAGTAATTTGTAATACACAAAATATTAGAGTAATTTATTAAAAAACATTAGATTAATTTGTCAGAAAACAGTATAGTGTAATTTGTTGAAAATAAAAAAAGAATATGCTAAAATAAAAATAAGGTGACCGTGATGGGCAGTCAGCCTCCCTCCATATTGGAAGGAGGTGATGATTATGATGACTACATATGAAGCGTTATATCTTTGCATAGCGTTTGCAACGCTAGTCGTTTTAATCCTTGACTTTAAGTCAAAAAAATAACTGCCCTTCATAGCCTTTAGGGCAGTTATTTACTAGATAGTAATCAAAAGAGGCTGACCGTCTAATGCCTTTTGCAGAAGGCGGTGGTCACCCCGCCCTAATGATATTAGTATAACTGAAAAACATAAAATTGTAAAGCACTTGTTAGAGTAGAAAACAGGTGCTTTTTTTATGCAAAAATAGTAAAGAAAGGAAAATAAAAAATGAGCAAAGAAACATTACAAAAAATTACATTTGAGCAATTAGTACAAAAAAGCATACAAAGAGAACAGGACAAAATGAAAGTAAAAGAAATAGAAGTACCCTCTATAGGAGGCACATTATTATTAAAAACAATACCAGAAAATAAATTATTAGATATTATAGAAGAAGGTCAAAAAAGTGATAGCCTTTCAAAAAACATTGCTGCAGAAAGAAAACTGATATATTTTTGTTGTCCCATACTTCAAGATACAAAATTGCATCATCAATTAAATGTTGCAGAACCTTTTGATGTAGTAGAAAAGCTGTTTGATTTACAAGAAACAGAATTACTAGCAAATGCAGCTATGGAATTGAATGGTGTTTCAAATTTGGCAGAAAAAAAAGTAGATGAATTAAAAAACTCATAAAACACAATGCAGACTTTGCTATGTATGCTTTTTATGCAGTAAGAGGTTATAGCCTTTCAGAATTAGCAAATTTATGTTATTTAGAAAGGCTGTTTCTGCATTGTGCAAGGGAACAGTATTATAAAGAAGAAGCTGAAAAATATAATGCTCTTTTAGGGAGGTGAAATTTATGGGGAGAACATTAGGTGTTATATTAAATCTAAAAGATAAATTTAGTACAACATTACAAAATGCTGGTAAAAACACAAAAAATTTTACTGCAAAATTAAATCAAGCCAATAAATTTACAGAAAAAATAGAAAAAAATATTATGAAAGTAGGAAAAGCAGCAACAGCATTTGGTGCAATAAGTATTGGTACAGGTATAAAGAGTTTTTCTGATTATGACAGTGCAGTAAAACAAGCTGCAGCTTCTACAGGAACATCTTTGAAAGATATGAAACAATTAAAAAGTGTTATAAAAAATGTTTATGGCAGTAATTATGGTGAAAATTGGGAAGATGTTGCAAATAGTGTTTCAACAGTACAAAAATATTTAGGCGGTACGGGAAAATCTGTAGAAGAAGCAGCAAAAAATGCTCTGGTTTTAAGAGATACCTTCGGTACTGATGTAACAGAAAGTATGCGTTCTGTAGATGCCTTAATGAAAAATTTTGGCATTTCATCAAAAGAGGCTTTTAATTTAATAGGACAAGCTGCACAGCAAAATTTAAATTTTTCTGGAGAATTGGTTGATAGTATCAATGAATATTCTTCCCAAGTGAAAAAATTAGGTTTATCTGCAGAAGATATGTTTGCTATATTTGCAAGCGGTGCAGAAAATGGTGCTTGGAATATAGATAAAATAGGGGATGCTTTAAAAGAATTTAGTATTCGTTCTATAGATGGCAGTAAAACCACTCAAGAAGGATTTACAGCAATAGGAAAAAATGCCAACGAAATGGCACAAAAATTTAGTGTAGGCGGTGAAACAGCAAAAAATGCCTTTTTTGAAACAATACAAGGACTGAAAAATATGGACGATGCTATAGCACAAGATGCAGCAGGAGTAGCATTATTTGGTACAATGTGGGAAGATTTAGGAAAAGATGTTGTATTGAATATGGATAAAATGGGTGGTGCATTTGATAAAAATAGGCAAACAATGCAACAAATCAATCAAATAAAATATAGTAGTTTTTCAAAAGCCGTTACAGGAATTGGACGGCAGTTGTCTGTAGCATTTTTACCTATAGGAGAAACAATACTGCCTTGTCTTAATCAGTTTGCAAATTTTTTAAGTAATAAATTACCAAAAGCTGTAGAAGAATTTACAAATATTTTTCCTCATTATATAGATAATATTATTGCTAATATAAAAAATGCTTTTCATGGTTTAAGTAAAGTATTTTCATTTTTAAAAAACCATATTCAAGAAGTGAAAGCAGTAGTTGCAGGTTTAGCGGCTGCTTTTATAGCATTAAAAACGACAACAGCCGTAGGTAAAGTATTCAAAGCAATCCCTAAAGAAGGTAGTGCAGTAAAATTGATTTTTAACACACTCAAAAAGTCATTGCTTGCAAATCCTTTTATATTAGTTGCAGCTGCTATTGGTGTATTAGTAGGTGCTTTTGTATTGCTTTATCAGAAAAGCGAAGCATTTCGTACAATAATACAAGCAGTATGGTCAAAATTGAAATCATTTGTAGCTATTATAAGCAGTTCTGTAATATCTGTATTACAGAAGTTCCATAGTTGGTTTAGCGAAAAAATAATACCTATATTATCTCAAGCAATACAAATTTTTATGTTATTATGGACAAAATTAAAAGGATTTGCGGCAAGTATAAGTAATTCTGTCATAAGTACATTACAACAACTACATAGTTGGTTTAATGAAAAAATAGCACCTATATTATTGCAAATAGGGCAAAATTTCGTATCATTATGGACAAAATTAAAAGAATTTGCAGTAGTCATAAGTAGTCCTATTATCAGTGCATTGCAACTGTTATATAGTTGGTTTAGTGAAAAAATAGCACCTATATTATTAAAGATAGGGCAAGTTTTTATATCATTATTGCAGATAATGCAACCTTTTTCAGTATGGATTACAGATGTATTTGTTTCAGGAGTTGGCATTGCTTTTCAAAACTTTTTTACTGTGATAAATGCAGTATTGCCTCATGTGCAGGGAGTGATAGAAGGTTTATTAACTGTATTTAATGGAGTGTTAATATTTTTAAATGGTGTTTTTGCAGGCGATTGGGCAAAAGCGTGGCAAGGTATGAAAGATATATTTAGTGGTATAGTACAAAGTATCAAAAGTATATTTTTAGGTGTAATAGAAGTGATAAAGGGACGCATCAATGGCATCACAAGTCAAATTAACAACGTTGCACAAAAGATGTCAAGCCTACCTATAATAGGCGGACTAGCACAAAAAATAAATATTCCTCAATTTGCTACAGGCACACAATACTTTAATGGTGGTACAGCACTTGTAGGGGAACACGGTGCAGAACTTGTCAATATGCCTTCAGGAAGTAAAGTAACACCTGCTGATAAAACAAAACAACTATTAAAATCAGGAAATGCTGTAAATGTACATATTACAGTACAAGGTAATGTGATAGGCAATGAACAATATGCAAATCAACTGGGAAGTATTATTGTACAAAAAGTATTAGCAGCACAAAGAAATATATAATGTAAATTGAAAATATATATTTTATGATATATAATAATATATATAAAATGTTATATAGTGATATACTGAGGTGAAAAATGAGTAAAAATTTTAGAGAGAGTTTAAAAGAACAAATGGAAAATGAAGAATTTAAGCAAGAATGGGAAAAAACTGAACTGGAATATCAGATTATAAAAGCAATCATTACAGCAAGAGAAGAAAAAAATATAACACAAAAAGAATTAGCAGAAATGACTGGTATCACACAAAAAGATATTAGCAAATTAGAAAATGGTAATGCAAATCCTTCTTTACAAACACTTAAAAAATTAGCGAATGGACTTGGTATGGCAATTAAATTGGAATTTGTACCAATAACAAATAAATAAAAGTAAAAAGGCACTTACAATAAAATGTATGTGCTTTTTTTAATGGAGATGAAGCAGATGGATATAGTGGTATCAGCGAACAATGGAGAAACAGTACTAATATTACCTATATTACCAGAAAATATGCCAGAATTAGTAGAAATGTGGAACAACAACACATTTGAAAGCATAAACAATGACATCAATTTAATAGGAACAAAAGGATTAAGGACTGTAACATTACAGTCCTTTTTTCCTGTAAACAAAAACTATAAATTTCAAAGGGCAGGAAGTGAAAAAGATGGCTGGAAATATGTCGCTTTTTTTCAAAAGTATGCAGATTTAAGAGTGCCCATTAGAATGATATTTTTAGATGATATGCAAGAATTATCTAATATGGCATATACAGTGGAAAAGTTTACAGCACAAATTAACAGAAGAAAAGACATCAATTACACTGTAGAACTAAAAGAATATCGTTTTGTAAAAGTAAAGGAAGTGTAGTTATGGCTTATCAAATTATCATTGTAAAACAAAATACTTGTTATGATATTTCAGATATTGCAGGTAATATAAATTGGAAGGATAGTATAGAAAGTTTAGGTATGGAATTTGATTTTTCTGTAGCAGCATCTGACGAAAAATATTTTACAAAATTTGTAATAGAAGTAGGTGATATGGTACTTTTTAGAAAAGAATATGAAATATTCAGAGGAATTATTGTAAATAAAACAGTTTCAGAAACAACAGCACAAAATTTTAAAGCATATGACTTTTGCTGGTATCTAAACAAAAGCAAATTGATAAAACAGTTTAATGGCATCAATGCTGCAGAAGCAATCAAACAAATATGCAATGAACTCAACATTAAAATAGGCAATATTGCAAATATGAGAGCCAATATAAATCATATTTATTATGACAAAACAGCAGCTGACATTATAGATGATATACTAGAGCAAGAAACACAACAAACAGCAAAAATTTATATAAAAGAAATAAGAAAAGACAGTTTTTATATATTTGAAAAAGGAAGTATTACAATACAGCCTATGTTTAAACCAGCAAGTAACATTGCAGCATTTCCTATTACAAATGAAATAGGTAGTTTCAATAAAGTATGGAGTATAGAAGATATGAAAAATGCTGTCAAAATCGTGTCAGGAAGTGAAAAAAGCGTTCGTATATTAGGGGAAGCAAAAGATGAACAAAATATACAAAAATATGGACTACTTCAAGAAATAGAAAGCATTGACGAAAAAGAATTTAACAAGGCTCAAAATATTGCACAAAATAAATTGAAACAATACAACAAAATAAGCGAAACATTGAGAGTAGATTTGTTAGGAGATGACAGTACCAGAGCAGGTAGAACAATTACAATAAATCATAAAATATCTGAAATTTTAGGCAACTTTTTTATTACAAGCTGTAACCATACTCTTTCAAAAGGAATACATACTATGACATTAGAATTAGAGGGGATTTGATAATAATGGACTGGGCGACAACATTAGCAAAAGAATTAAAACAAAGAGAAAATCCACAAATGTTAGGAGCGATATTAGGAATAGTAATCACACCTCCACCAGCATTAAAAATCAGTATACTAAATGGAAGTGTTTTTATTACGAATTGTTATATATTGCAAAATATAGTAGAAGGCTATACTAAAATTGCTACAATACCAGAACAAATAGCAACAGGTACAGCAAAAGGAAAAGGAACAACAAATATTGTAAATGATGGGGGAGAAAGTGCAATTCCACATAGTCATACTGTTATAACAGATGTTGCAATCAAAACAATAGGGATACCGAGTGCAGAAATTTGTTTTGAGGATACATTAAAAGCAGGTGATGAAGTATTACTTGTGGTTTCTCCAGATAATCAAACATATTTTGTAATAGGAAAGGTTAAAAAAATAGGTGATGAATAATGTTTCCTACTGTTTATGCAGATTTAGAACAATTAAATAGAAAATTGTCGCAACAGCAAAACAACGTTAAGCCTTTAGGAAAAAGCTGTTTTTTTGATTATAAAACAGGACAACACAAAATAATAGACGGAAAAACTGTACTATGTTCTTTTGTTGAAACAATGGAGCAATGGATTGAAAAAGTATTGCGTACAGAACTATATCAATATGATATTTATACCATTGATGAAACAGATGACTTTGGAATATCTATATATCAATATATTGGAGAAAAAAATATTCCTATAGGTTATGTGGTATCAGAATTAAAAAGAAAAATTACGGAACAAATGCTACAACATAGATACATTAAAGAAGTAACAGAGTATCAAGCAATACGAGAAAAAAGAGGACTGCATATATTATTTACAGCAATACTAATAACAGGAGAAAAAATAAAAAAGGAAGTGCAGTTGTATGGATTATAGAAAGTCAGCAGATGTTTTACAAAAAGAATTACTTTCAGAAATAGACAATAGTTATGAAAAAACAAAAGGGTATTTTTTATGGGATATTCTAAAGGCAGTTGCGATTGGCATTAAGAATTTACTAGAAAAACTGCAAATTGTTTCAGAAAAGTTAGATGTAGAAAATACATATGGACAAGAAAGAGAGCGTTTTATATTTCAAAGAACAGGTATTACAAGACGACAAGCTACATTTGCAGAAGGTGTTGTAAAAGTAAAAGGAAATGGCATTGTAACAAAAGGAGATTTATTTGAAACAGAAGGACTTGTTCGATTTGAAGCAGTACAAACAGTAAATGTAGTAGAGCAAGCTGATATTTTAGTGAAAGCTGTTTTAGCAGGTGCAGGTAGTAATGTACCTGTGGGCAGTATTACAAAAATGCCTATTACTATACAAGGCATTACAAGTTGTGTCAATGAAGCTTCTACAGAAGGCGGTTATGAAGCAGAAAGTGATAAAGATTTACTTTTGCGTTATTATGAAAAATTGAGAGAACCAGCTACATCAGGAAATATTTATCACTATAAGAGATGGGCAAAGGAAGTGGAAGGAGTAGGAGCAGCTTATGTTTTTCCATTGTGGGCAGGGGATAATACCGTTAAAGTTGTCATTATTGATTTAGAAAGACAACCAGCAAGTACAGAATTAGTAGAAAAAGTACAAAATTATATAGACCCTAATCGTACAGGTACAGGAGAAGGACAGGCACCTATAGGAGCATATTGCACTGTAGAAAGTGCAAAACCTAAAATAATCAATGTTTCTGTTATGCTTCATACTTCTAAATATGCCAATTTGGAAGTTGTAAAAAAAGAAATGAAAACAAAAATTACAAATTATTTAAAGCAGATTGCATTTGAACAATATTATGCAAGTTTTGCACAAATAGGAGCAAATATATTGTCTGTAGAGAATGTGCTTGATTATGAGAATTTGACATTAAATGGATTGACACAAAATATCACTTGTCAAAAAGAAGAAGTTATGCTATTGGGAGAGTTGGTGCTGTTG